ATTCGCCGGCCGTCACCGGGATCGTTACCGCCGAAGCGTCCGCCGAGCCCTTGAGCGCGAGGTTGCCGGCAACCCCGACGCGAAGATACTGCGCCGACACCACCGCGGTATCGCTCGGCGTAATCGCGCGGACTCTGGCGATAGATCCGCTAACAGGGTAGGTTTCCGCCATCCTAGATCCTTACCTCGGCCTTCGGAGATCCCCGGGTGCGAGGTGGCGGGGGAGGCCAGATCATGTGCTGCCCCGCACCCGAAGCTGTTTAAGCCGGCGGCGTGACCGGCGCGACGACGTCGCGGTTGACCGGGTTGGTGTAGTTCGGCCCGGCCGAGGTCACCTCATAGGGCGTCGCGATCTTCAGCCGGTCGCACAGCACCTTGACGATGTCCGTCCGGTTCTTGCCCGAGCGCTCGGTCTCCAGCAGCCCGGCAATCTGGCCCTCGGTCAGCGGCGTCGCGTTGGGGTCGTCGGTGCCGTCCGGCAGCTTGCCGTCGAGGCTATTGGCCAGCACCTCGGGCGGCTCTTCGAGCAGATAGGCCAGGTTCATCACATCGGCCGACACCTCGATCCGCTTCACCTCGGGCTCGGACGCCAACGGGTCCGGCCGCGCGGGCGTTTCCACCACATAGACCGGCACCGGGGCGGCTGGCCGGTCTCCCGCCGGAGGCTTCGGCGAGATGCCCGGCGCATCGCCTGTCGGGGTCGCAGCTGCTTTCTGGTGCGTCTTGTCGTCGTCGTGCTTGGTCTCGTGCTTGGCGTCATCGTCGCGCTTGGTGTCGGCCATTTCAGTTGCTCCGTGCGTGGTCAGAGAAGATCCACATAAGTTGTTGCTATGTCTGGGAAAACATCTCCACCCCCGCCATCTCCGGCTGAAGCAAAACGAGACCAAAAAACACGTCCCAGCGATATTTGGTCGACAAATCGTTGATCGCGCCCTGGCGGGCCATGGTGACGGTAATGCCGGACTCGGTCGTCGCGGACATGATCGCCATGCCGCTATCGCCGGCGGGCTCGTATTTGCCCGGGATGATCTCGAAGCAGTCGTCCTGCCAGAACGGGTTGACCGGGGCGGCCACCGTATTGAGGAAGGTGATGACCGCGCCATTGATCGGCGTGCCGACGCAGTTCTGGTATTGCAGCTCCGGGTCGGTAGCACCCGAGCCCGAGATGATCGGCGGGCTGATCTTGATCGTGCCAGAACCGCCCGCGCCGGTGACGATCGCGGCAACCCGGAAGGTCTTGAGCGAGCCGGTATCGGCCTTGGTGATGTGGTGCGCCTCGTTGACCCCGGCGATGGTGAACGCATCGCCGACCTTCACCGTGCCGCTGGTGACGGCAATGGTTATCGTCTGGTAGCGGTTGTCGACGTTGTGCCGCCCGCCATTGGCGTCGACCGTGGTCGAGACCGGCGTGTAGAACAGCGGGGTGGCGTTGGTGATCGAGACGGTCACCCCGGCCGCCGCGGTCAGGCGATAGGCATAGTCCAGCTTATAGGTGTCGAAGCCGGCGACGTTGCCGATATAGGCCTTCTCGTAAGCCGTCAGGACCTTGCCCTGGACGGTCTGGCGCTGGGCGAGGTTCGACGCCATGCTGTTGTAATCGGCCGACGAATAGAACGCCTTGCGGTCGTTCATCGAGACCCCGACGCGGTTCAGCGCGGTATCGATCGCGGCAACGTCGTCGAACCCGGCCGCCGCCGCCGTGCGCTTGACGAAGACCGTGCCCTCGAGTGCTGCCTTGTTCGAGCAGTCGACGTTGATGTCGGAAGCGAGGCGCTGGAGCGCGGCCTGCCCGAGGCGCTCTTCCTGGAGCATGTCGCGCAGTTCGATCGCGGTCAGCGTCAGCGGCACGGCGTGGCTGAGATTGATCGACGCCGGCACCGACAGCTGGGCGTATGACCGCGCGAAGTTCGATGTCTGGTCGAGCCCGGTGTAGGACTGGGCGATATAGGGCTGCGGCCGCCAGAAGGTGTCGCCCGCCCGCGCGGCCATGACCGGGTCGACGTTGTTCTTGCGGAACGCCTTGGAGATGACCAGCGCATCCTCGAAGCCGGCAAGGGCTTGATCAAAGGCAACGATCTCTGCGCGAGAAAATTGGTTGGGCACGTCGGGCTCCTGCGGATCGAGGTCAACGGAATCTCGCGTTCCACGCGGTTCGACGTCTGACCTCTGCACTTCCGGTGGCAGGAACCGATTTGACGTAGCCCGATCATGCCATAGCTTGCGGGCTCCCGCAACGGGCGCTAATCACTGGCAATGAATGGCCAACAGTTTCTCGGCGCGGTCTACATGGCGACTTGCCGCACCAACGGAAAAATCTACATCGGCAAATCCATTCACGGCATGGAATGGCGGCGCAAAACCCACCAGCGCTACGCCAGAAGCGGCACCGTCATCTTCCTCCACGCCCTGAAGAAATACGGTCGTGACGGCTTTGACTGGTGCGAATTGTACCTCAGCGACGACGACCGCGCGCTGATGGAGGCAGAGACCGTACTGGTCGCCGATTATCTGGCCGCAGGGTTCACCCTCTACAACATGACCGATGGCGGGGACGGTGCTGCTGGCCGCAAGGCGACCGCCAAGATGCTGGCGGCAATAACCGGCCCACGATCAGAAGAGCATAAGGCAAGAATGCGGGCTGCGCAAACTCCTGAGGTTCTGCGCAGGAAAGCTGAAATCATGCGAAATCGTGTTGTCAGCGAGGACACGAAGCGGAAGCAGTCCGCCCAGCGAATTGGCAAAAAGCTCAGCCCCTCGCACTGCGCAAACATCGGAAAAGGCAGAACTGGCCTCAAACTGCCACCATGGACAGACGAGCGGCGCGCTAAATACAAAGCCGCATGGGCTGCCAGAATGGCGGCTGGCCTTGGTCCCTCAGAAGAAACGACCCGAAAACGATCAGAGTCCGGGAAACGCCGGTCTATGTCACCGGAGGCGCGCGCCGCTTTGGCCGAAAGAGGCCGGCTGGGCGCCGCTGTTCGCTGGAAACGCGCCTAAGCCGCGCGCGTCCTCTCCCGCTCACGCTTCGCCTTCAGGAACGCCATCAGCGCAACGTCCGCGCCGGGCTTGCCGTCGTCGACCGCCTTTTCCAGCCTGGCCCGCTGCTTGTCGTCGGGGACGGTGCTGAGCGGGGCCGAGCCGCGCAGGATCTCTTCGGCCTTCGCGCCGCTCTTTCGTTTCGCAACCATCTTCACGCCTTTCGATAGATCCCACAGGTCGAACAGCGCCTGCACGGGATCGGCTTTCGCCGCGGTGGTGATCTTCTCCAGCAGCGCCGGATGGGCATGGAGCGCCTTGACCAGTGCCGGCGCGCGCTCGCCGAAGTACATCGGGATGGCGTTGCCGATCACCGGCGGCAAAGCCGAGCCGACCGCTTCCTCGGCCTCCTGGTAGCCCGGCACGCCGAGCTTGGCGGCATTGGCCCGCATTACCGCCAGCGAGGTATCGAACCGCTCCCGCGTCCGCTGCTCGGCGGCTTGCGCCTCGGCCCGGCGATTGTCGATCGCCTGCCGCCTGGCGTCCCATTCGGACTTCCTGGCATCGTAGACATCGGTATCGCCGTCGCAGTCCTCCCACAGGTCGGGCTTGGGCCCGAGTTCCTCGACCGCGGCGGTCTTCTGCTGGCTTTCCAGTTCCTTGACCCGCCGCGCCAGTTCGCGCTCGCGATGGCGCAGCGAGCGGATGACCGGGGTTTCCTCGACCGCCGGCTCCTCCAGCCCCTCGACCTCGACGACCATCTCGTCGTCGTCGTTGTCGCCCGGCGTGTCCTCGCCGTCCTCGCCTTCGGGCGCCGGCTCTGGCTCGTCGGGTTCGTCGTCCAGTTCGACCTCGACCTGCTTGTCATCGTCGTCTTCGTCGTCCGTCATGCCTGCTTCTCCCCGGCCTTGGCCTCGGGCTTGGCGGGCGGCGCCGCGGCTGCGGTTGCCGCCGCCCCGATCGGCAGGACCGCCGGCTCGGGCGTCGCGCAAGCCTCTGCCGGGCTGTCCTTCCAACCGTCGTCGATCGCCGCCTTCTCGGCCGCCTCGTCCTCGATGCGCTGCACGTCGCAGAGGTATTTGTTCTCGATCTTCAAGGGCTTGTCGGCGAGCATATGGCCCTGGCCGGTGCCGGCCTTAAACATCAGTTTGGGAAATTCGGTCATGCCGTCCCCGCTGGTATCTGTTCGGCCAATGGTTGCTGCTGCGCCTGCTGCTGTAGATGCTCGGCCAGGGCCTGATGCTCGGCGAGCTGCTGCCGGCGATGCTCGGCGAGGATGTCTGCACCGGTCTTGACCCGCTTGACGCCCGCGTCATGGGTCTTGATCGCCATGTCATGCTGCAGGTGATCGGCCCTGGCGACGTTGAGCCGGGCGCTCGCCAGCTTGGAGATCGTCTCGACCGGCGTCTCGGGTGGCTTCTGAAGACCCGTCGGCACTGCCGGCGCGGCGTCGGGGCCGCCCAGTGCCTCGGCCTGCGCCCCCTTCAGATGCGCCGCCGCCAGCTTGTCGACCGACGACGCCTTGTTGAGTTCGGCCTGCGACTGGGCCTGCGCCGCGGTCGCCATCAGCGCCTGGTCGGCCGGGCTCGGCTGCTGCTGGCCCTGCGCCGCCTGTGCCTGGGCGATCTGCTGGGCTTCCTCGGGCGTCGGCTTGACCACGCCCAATGCGATCAGCTTGTTGCGCGCCCAGGTCTGCAGCTCGTCCTGGCCCTCGCCGTCCATGTTCATCGTCGCGGTCAGCAGCGATGCCTGCGCCAGGTCCATCGCCTGCGCCTGGGTCGCCACCGCGGCCAGTTCCATGCTCTGGCGCACGGTCTTCTGGCGCTTGGTCGCGGTCGATTCCTGGACGCTCGAGACGACCTTGTAGGCGCCCTGGCTGAGGTCGTTGCGGATCTTGTAGACGTTATTCGCGTCAAGATGGGGCTCGGCAATCGTCGCGGTGGAATCCTTGCCGTCGGCGGTCAGCGTCGCGATCTTGCGGCCCGGCTCGTAATAGGCCTCGCGCGCCTTGCCCTTGTAGACCTCGCCCTCCCACTGGATCGTAAGCCGCATGTTGTCGAGGTAGATGCCCGACTTGGCGTCGACCCGGGCGGCGGCGATGTCCATCGCATCGGCCGAAATGTTCGACTTGACCTGGTCGGCGTTGTCGTCCTGGTCGGTCAGGTCGGCGCTGGCGATCTGCAGCAGCCCGACCGTTGCCGGCGGCACCTGCGGCGGTTCGATCTTGCCGATCGGGCCTGCCTGGGCGATCGATCCATCGGGATTCCGCAGCACCTTTAGCAGCCGCAGCGGCGTGCGGTCGATGTTGCCCCTGGCCCATTGCTCGAGGATCACCTCATCGACCTGGTCGGGGTCGACGATCGGCACGTCGAACGGGCTGAGCGACTGGGTCTCGACGACCTTGCCGATGCTCGCGTTGTAAATCCGCTGGCTGTCCATCCGCTTGGCGACATGGCCGCGCCAGCGGATCATATTGTCGACGAACTCGAACCGCCCGTAATAGGGGATCACCGGGATCTTCTGGCCCAGGATAAAGCCGCAGTCCTTGAGCACCTTGGTGCCGTTCAGGACGTATTTATGGACCCGGCGGCGATCGACCTTCTTGCCCTTCGACTTCCAGCCCAGCGCGCGCAGTTCCTTGATCGCCGCACCGTCGATCTCGCTGTCGTAGTAACGCTGGGTCTCGCCGCTGATCCCCTGGGTGAAGGTGATGAGCTTGTCGGCGATATGCTCGACCTCGTAATATTCCGCGGTCTTGACGAGATCGGGCGTGTACCAGTCCCAGGCGTATTGCCAGCCGACCAGCGGCCAGGCGGCCAAGTTCTCGGCCCCCCATTTCTCCTCGGCCAGGATGCGCGGGTCGGCGGAGAGGACGAACGCCCATTCGGCATCGGCATGGTTGTAGAGCACGCTGGCGCCGTCGAAGTAGACGCTCTGGTCGGCATCGACGATGATCCGCGCCGGATTAACCCGCAGATTCTCGTTCTCGGGATCGTCGGGGTCTTCATGGTCCTCGGTCGCGCGATAGGCGCCGAAGCCGCCGCGGATGCCCTCCTTGAAGGCGTTGTCGCGAGCGAGATCCGAGCCGAAGAAGGCGTTGTCGGCACGATAGCAGCCGTCCAGCGTGTCGGCGGTCTCGTCATCGGCGATGTCGTCGGCCGGCAGGAAGTCGACCGTCAGCCGGTTCTCGCGGTAGTCGGTCTCGATCTTCTCCAATGACTTGGTGATCTTGTCGACCTCGGGGCGGGGCGTGTTCTCGAACTG